GTTTGTACCCATCCTTCCTTTATCATTTCCTCAATCCTTTCCTCTGAAACTGGAGTAAGTGAAACGTAGTAATCTTCTCCATGCTTCCCTTCCATCAGCGCGTTGTAATCTTTGCTTACCTTTTCGGGTTGATGTGTTAGCAGCCATCGGAAAAAGTGTGTAGCCATTTTCTTCATTGCTGGTTCATCTAATTCTTTTTCGTGGTATTTTTCGGACATCAAGAAATTTAGAAATGATTCTTTAAGGTTTTTTAATGAGGTTTGATAATTTTGAATTGCTCTGTTAACTGCAAAGTCATCACTAAATGTAAATTTTCCTAGTTTACTAATAGTATCTTTATTATCATTTCTATTTTCATTTTCCATATGAGAGGTCATATGACCTTCTTTTTTTTCTTCTTTTTTGCTATATTGATTTGACCCTTTTATATTGTTTCTCCTAGATGCAGTAAAGGTTTCACGCTTTCTCTTTTCCTCTTCAAGTCGAACATTATAATAAAGTCCTTCGCTATCAATTTCAAATTTATGCAAAAGTTTATCCAAATTTTGACCTACCGTATGAGCCATCATATGTTTGGTCATATGACCTCTATTAAATTGAAGCATCAATAATTCCATATAAGCGCCTTTTTCTTCGAAAGTCATTCCGAGAGTTCCACCAAGCCAATCGTTTGGATAGAATAAAAATGCTGGGTCTTTTGCCATTGTAAAAATATAAGCCGCTTCGGGGCAAGTCTGCTGAGGTGGTCTAATACCTATAAACTTGCGCCCGATTAAGCTGTTTTAAAATTTCTTTTGTGATTTTAGACCTTTCAGCAAAAGAGTTCCGCTAATATACGGAATTAATCCTTTCGATTCTCGTTTTTCTCAATCTTTTTCAGTAGTTCTTTTTCAATGTCGATTGAGAAGTGATGCGCATAATTTAAGCACGTCAATATAACATCTGCCAATTCTTCTCCTAAATTGTTTTCTTTGCCTTTACGATTAAGTAATGATTCATAAATAGCCTCTTCGAACTCTTCTTCAATTTTACGAATGAATTGTAAGTCTGTTGTTTCTGGTGTTATGTAACCACGCTTCACTATCGAAGCGTAGTTACGGGTGATTAGGTCTTGCATACTAAAATAATTCTTGCTGTTTAACCTCATCTTTAAATCTTGTATTAGCTAATGATAGATTAATTTTAGCCTGTTTAAAGTAGCTATCTTTTAATTCTATACCTATTGCTTTTCTTCCTAAAGATACTGGACTATAAACCTCGCTTCCAACACCCATAAAAGGGGTTAAAACCACTTCGCCAACATTAGAATATAACTCTACTATTCTATCAATAACATCTAGTTGCAATGGGTGAACGTGCTTCTCGTCATCTTCTTCTTTTGAATCTCTAAAAGGTAGTACATTATCAATTCTAATATCATCCCACACAGAAGAAGCGTATCGCTGCCATATATAATGGCTTAACTTATTGCTTTTCGGGTCTTCATGGTCTTCAAATTTATTGTTTAAGTATTCCCACAATTGCGCCTCGTTCATATCGCTTTCATTAGCGTTATTAAATGCTTTCAAAATATTTGGAAGTATTGGAGTTTCTCCAAAGTATTTTTTTAGTCCGCATGGGTGAGTTACAGGTACTTCATTTTCTCCTTTCTTAGTGAAAATTAAAACATAGTCAGGCATTGCGGTAAAGCATTTAGTCGAATCTTCGACTATAAACTTATGCATTAATGATTGTACCATTGTTCTCATTCTAACTTTTAAAGGCTCTTTCCAAATAGTAATTCTATTGCGGTATTCAAAACCATACTTTGTATGAATTCTAATTATCTCGTTCGGAAAGTCCCAAAGTCTGCAAGTATTATCAAAAACATCCGTACAATGAACAGCCGTAATTCTACCTTTCTTTGTTACCCTTGCAATTTCAGCAACTAAATATTCGTATTGCTCTAAGAATTGCTCTTTGCTTTCACAGTTGCTAAAATCATTTTCTGAACTTGAGTAGTTATACAAGCCAGCAAAAGGAGGGCTATACACACTTAAATCAATAGATTCATCATTTAGTGTTGGCATTACCAACATACAATCGCTGTTATAGATTGCGTAATTGTCAGTTATTAACTGGTCTTTTACTTTGTTTTCCATGTTATAAAAATTTAGGTTTAATTATTTGTTTGTCGAACTCTTTTGTTTTGTTGATGAAAGAACTATTTACATTCTTAGTTAAGTTTTCGTGCAATTCAATCGCTTTCTGCGTCTTCTGAGTTAAAGCCTCTATTACTCTTGTTTGTCCGTCTGATATAACCATATCAATAGTAACATCGTTTTTCTGTCCGAACCTCCAAAATCTTCTTATAGCTTGGTAGTATTGTTCATACGACCATGTTGGAAAAAATACAGAGTGATTGCAATGCTGCCAGTTTAAACCCATTGACGTCATCTTAGCCTTAGTGATAATTCTTTTTATTTCGCCGTTTGCAAAAGCTAGTAGTATTTCTTCTTTCTTCTCTATTGACTGACTACCAATAATTTCTACAGCTTCTCTATCAGATGATTTTAAAATACTGCTTTCGTTATTTGTGTTACACCAATAAACGCTAGTTTTATCACTCGCTAATTCAACAGCTTTTTCACATCTTTTCTCTTCTGTTTGTTTTTGTTCATGTCGTACTTCTGTCATAGACTTAGCAATAGGTGTGAACAGTTGAACCTGTCCGTTTACGTCAATCAAAGATTGGTTTTCAATGATATGTTTATTAACAATCAATTTAGGTAAAATATATCTTTCATCACTAAACCCTAAATCACTAGGCATTTTTACCATTATTGACCACTGGTTAACCCACGCAAAGAAATCTTTTTCAGCATGAGGTTTTAAATAAAACTTCTCACCTATATTTCTATTATTTGAATCAACTGAATTTTGATTGTTTTTAAAGAACTTACCAAGCATATCCATATACCCCATATACCCGAGAGCCTCGCTACTTGTACCAAGTTCTATGAAGTCGTTAGGCGACGGTGTTGCAGTGCTAAGAAATCTGAAAGGAATCTTTTTTACAAATGCCGTTACCTGTCCTTTAATTTTACCGTCAAAATTTTTAAGAATAGAACTTTCATCTAAAATAACGCCTTCAAAATCATTGCTATCAAAATAGTGTAGCCTCTCATAGTTGCAAATAACTATCTTCTTTGTAAACTTCCCATCCTTTGAATATTCAATATCATCAATACCCAACTTTTCAGCCTCTAAAATAAATTGAAATGCTACTGCTAAAGGCGTTAATATCAATACTCGTTTATTTGTTTCCAAAACAATATTATTAGCTATTGAGAGTTGAATAAGTGTTTTACCTAAACCAGTGTCAGCAAAGACCGCTATACGCCCCTTTTTAACTGACTTTTCAATAATGTACTTTTGGAAATCAAAAGCTATATCAGGAATGTATTTTGGACTAAATCCAAACTCCCCGATAGAGTGCTTTTTTTTCTCTAAGAATTCTAAATATTCCATTTGTTTGTTTTTTGTTTGTTTATAAAATACCTCTGCATGAATCTCGCACACACTTTTAACCTCGAGTTGTATCCGTTGTCTTTTGGCTAATGTTCTGTAATTAAACTAAGAGGGAAAGAACGTCGTTTGTTTGATTTTTCAAATGTAGTATTTTATTTTGATTGTGCAAACTTATTATTAAAGTTTAGTAAAATAATTTAAATTGTTCATCAAAATAAATATCATGCACCGCGTTTTTATCTGTGCATATTTTTACCCCGTTAAAGAACTCAATTACGTAATGTGTCCTATCCTCTTGCAGAATAGTAACAAGTTCGCGCTGCTTACACCAATAGCCTTTTTTCATATTACACTTCTTTATATTCAAAATATTTAACCAGTATCTTGTATTTGCCTGTGCTCTTTAAAAATTCAATGCACAAGTCCTCAGTTAATTCAGTATTAAAGTGTTTAATTTTTACATCTGAGCCGCTAATATAATTCTTTCGCTGCCAAGTTTTACGGCTTAATTGTTTTGTCGCCCCTCGTAAAAATTCAGCGCAGTACCCTGTTGTGGTGTAATTGACACCTAAGCCATTCTTACGACACTCCGCAGCAAATTCATTAGATGAGAAAAACTCATTCATTGCAATTAATGATTTTTGAAAAATTACTTTTCTCTCGTGTGAATGTTGTTTAGTTATAATTTGATTTTCCATTTTGCTTGTTTTTAATTGTTTAAAATTTAGTAAAGTATTCAAGTTGTTCGTGAAAGTACTCGTTTGCCAGCTTAACCTTTTCCAGCATTTCGTTTACGTCCGCTTGCTCAACTTTAAATTGCTTAGTGAATAGTCCGTAATCGTTCGGCACTCGTGGATCGAACCAAGCCAACACCGTTTCAAATCTTCAGTATCGCGAATCTCTTTAAGGTGGTTAACGGTGTTTAAGCATTTCACTTCTAAAGCCCCGTTAATTTCACGAATCCAACCATCACCACTACCACCGTAGTTCAATGAATCAACTTTGATAAAGCTAGTTTCTTCGATAGTCCAGTTGTTTAATCGTGCTAAGTGCTTTTTAGCTAGTGGCTCGTTATCAATTCCCCATTGCATTGCTGGCGTAGTAAACACCTCCTCACGAATACCCGTTAAACTTTCGGCAACCTTTTCCATTATGTACGTCTTAGCGCCTTCGCTTAACACTTCACTTTTCAATTTAGGCTTGGTCATCAATCGATAGATTTGAGAGGAAGTAAACATACCTAAGCGCGCGTTGTGCCATCCTTCCGAACGCTGTTCCGCTTCAATGATTATTCTTGCGTCCATTGGGTAGTTGGTTTTTGGTTTTGAATTGGTGTAATGTCAATCACTTCCTCGCTCGTCATTATACCCATTGACACCTCAGGCGCAAATTGACGGGTAAAGAAAGCAGCCGCGCGGTATCGCATCATTAATTGCGGCATTGTTTTCCATTTGCTGCCAGCCTTATCAATCCACTTTTCCGCTGCTGCCATTTCCATAGTAACCCATACACCCTCTAATCTTTCACCCGTTGCTAAGTCCACCGCATACGCTCGGCATCTACCTCCATTTTTGTCATCTTCTTCGTAACGTAAAGGCGAAAACTTTTTGCAAGCGTTTAAAGTAGCGATTAAGAATTGACTACTCCAAGCTGGCTTGCCGTGAACAATGTATAAGTTTTGCATTACCATTAATTCACTTGCGCCAATTCGCTTTGAAATATCCATAGCAATAAGGCAGTTACTCACGTTGCCTTTGTATTGTTGCGGAACTAGGTCGCTAACACTTAAAGCCTTTGCTACTCTCATAGCGTGTTCAAATCCTTCTTTATTTCCGAACGTGCTTAGGTCGGTTTGATTGTTTTGGATAGTAGGGAATTTAATCTCTTCTACCTTTTGCTCAACTTCTGCAACTTCCGTTACTTGTTGAACCTTTTCGATTGTTGTTTGTTTGTTTTCCATGTTGTTTGATTTAGTAAATTTTTAACTTTTCTACTTGTTTGTTGTAACGCTCTTTTAATCGCTCTAGTACCATCATTTGTATTTCTTCTTGATGTTCTACTGACTTTTTGAAGCTGTTATAATTTTGTTTAGCAATTTTATGCTGAACCCATCGGATGTCGAAATCAATTTGACCTATCGTGTCAAGCGTTTCTTGAATTTTACTTTTTATCATTTGTTTTACGTTTTGCAATGTTTATATTTTCCTCGCTTGCTTCAATAAAGTTCACCCCGTCAATAGTGGTAACGGGAAGCCTCCTCGTTTCGATTAAATAATAGATTCGCACAGGCGACTGATTTACCAGCCTTGCGAAGTTTGCTTGTTTTAATAGTTCTTTTTTTGCCATTGTATTTGATTTTATTTATTATATATAAAAGTGTATGCTCTTTCTACTAAACTATTTAAAGTTGCTTCTTCATCCATCGTTATAGTACCCAATTCTCTTTTATTTTCTAAAGATTCTATCGCTGATGCTAAAGCATTTAATATTTTTCTATCTGTATTCATATTGTTTGTTTTTAATTGTATAGAGGCAAATGTAAGTAAACTTTATTAATAAACAAGCAAAATAAATACTTTTTGTTATTAACAATACGATGTTAATAAACTTTATTTATTATTTTTGTTGTATATCAAAATAATTTACCTACTTTTACCACATCAAACAAACAAAAACAAATTTATGTACGACATTAATGTATTTTTAGAAAACAGACGTGAGATAGTTCGCGCTATCGATAAACTTAGCTTTAATTTTGACGGTGTGGGTGATTACGACATTGACTCTTTCGAGGTCGAGTTAACACGTGGCGATATGCAGTTGGTTATTAATGCCAGTATTCGCAAGACTTTAACCGCTAGTGTTGATGATACCTACGATGTGCAAGGCTATGATGAGTATGAAACAGATCTAGAAGATGTTAACGAGGCATTTTACTATACTAGCGAAGCCGATGAAATACCATGCACAGATAACGAAATTGAAATAATTAAAAACGTAATTAAATCTTTACTATAATGAATACCTACCAAAAAACAATAGCTTATAACAAAGTGTACAACACTATACTAAGCTGCACAACAAAGTCGCAGTTAAGCGTAGCCGAAAACTTAGCCGAATTATTTTTATCTAAGATAGGCAACCCGACTAAGACTAGGTTATATTTAAAATCAATCATTCAAAATCACTCGATAAACTGTATTTAACAACATGAAAAAAAGCGTAACATTATCAAACGGAACTTTATTAGAGGTGGGTAAGAAGTATAGACAGAGTCACTGGATAAAAGGTGCTTACATTGAAGTAAAATGTATTGATGGAGAAGATGTTTTTGGAAGAGATAATATAGGTATTCCGTGTGTTTGTGACGTTAGTAATTACTGGCTACCCTACACCGCCCCACAAGAAGAGGTTAAGTGGAAAACTTTTTTGATTGAGAGAGGTAATGAAGGCAATAGAAGTAGAAGGTTTGTGCAGTACGATAGTTTAGAACGTGCAAAAACTTGTAATCCACACGCTAAGAAAATAACAGAAGTCGAGATAGACATACGAGAGAAGTAAAGTATAGCATTGGTGGTGGAAAATAAATAGGGATTTTTTCCGCCGAGAAAAATCGGAAAGTGAGTACAGTCTTCTTTAATAAAACTGCTATCCCACCAATGTTTTAAAAAAGTATTACAAAAATTAACACTTTGAATAAAGTATGAGCAAAGAAATGGAGTACTATCAAAAGGTAATTAAAGCCAATAAACCGATTTTTATTTCCAAAAAGAAAATAGTAAAATATTTGGAGAAACTTAAAGAGAAAGAAACTAAAACCAAGTAACATGAACGAAGAAATTAAAAAGAAGATTGAAGAGGAGGCCGTAAAATACGGTGAATCCAAAAGCCGTTCAAATTATTAATGACTTAATCAAAAACCTTAAATAAAATGAAACACAATTTAATAACACCCGAAAAGGTATTAATTATCTTAGCTTATCTAATAGGTATATTGCTACCTTTGGCAATGATTATTAGTTTGATTAAAAACAGTTTGTAATGGAATTTGAATCTATCGAGCAAGTAATAATCGCAATGCAAAGCAGCCAGTTTAGCATGGAGGAGAAGCAGGAAATGTTAATTGAGTTTTGTAAATCACTTAGCCAGCAAGAACCCACCAATAACCCCAGCGACAAAAACAGCGCCTTTAAAGCCGATTGAATTATACCACTTAGGCGAAGGTTTGAAAGTGTATGCCTGTAGAATCTACGGTGAATGAATCGGTGAACGCTTCACAAGGTAATTGCTCACGAAAAACGTGGTTTATTGTATCGTACTTGAACACACTTTTATACTTCACCAGCACATCAACAGTCTTTAATTTTAAATCCTTTTTCAGTCGCTCGACCTCTTGACTTTTGTTTTCTGCTAATAATTGTACTGCGTGATTGTACTCTACTAAATTTCCATTGGCTGTTTTATACACCTTGATTGAATCGGTATAATTTAGCAACTCGTTATTCATTAACATTAGCTCTTTTTTCTTTCCGCAGCTATCAAGCCAAAAGAAAATCAAAGCAGCTACGCAAAGAAATATAATGATGTCTTTTATGTGTATTTTATACTTCATTTTTTGAAGTATAATTGTGATTCCGCACTTCTTCTATTTGCTAATCCTTGCAGTTTTTTCTTTTCTCCTTCTTCGTCTATCAAGCCATCACCATCATCATCAACTCCATTCTTTGTTCCATCGCCTGCATATTGCCATTTTTTAAACTCATACAATATACTAGGGTCGTTTGGATTTGCATTTACTTTTTTTAGCAATGTAGAGTTCTTTAATGCGTTAACCCCTGCATTATACGCAAAGTCAACTAAAGCATCGAATTGATATTGATTTATATCATCTCTTGTAAAACTATTTACAGCGTTTTCATATTGCGCTATAGTCTTTTTAAATATCTCGTATGCCCTTTCTTTAGTTATTGGCTTATCGGTCATTTTTACTTTTGTCCCATCTTCATAAAACGTAGAACCTAGACCTATTGTAGGCACTCCAGCAGGACACTTGTAAGGCTTTAAATACTTTGTAACATCTCCGCTACATTCAAAATATTCAACTAATTTAATTAGTTCTATTGATGATTTACTTATCATTTCCATTTGTTTTTTCCTTATCAGGTGTTTTCATGACGTGTTGAATAAATGCGCCAAATGATATACTAAACGCTGTTTCTAATTTCGCTATCAAGACCTCATTATTTTTAGGATACTCAACAAAGAATGCAAGTATAAAAGCAATAGCCAAAATAGTACCTATCATGAATCCTATTACATAACGCGCCTTTGCCTCAGCCTTTATCTTTTCCCACATCGTCATAGAGTTAGTTCGTAATTTTCAAATATTTCATTTATCATCTTCTTTCTTTTTTATTACTAGCTCATATACCTTTTTCCAGTTAAGAACTATGATTAATGATAAAGATATAATTGATACAAATTTAAATATAACGCTAACTAATAAATCAACTTGGTTTAATTGTATTGCTCCAAGCCATGTAGCACCACCGATGGTAGCTAAAAAAAAATCTACTATCCCTTCGTGCTGTTTCATTTTTTTAACGATTCATTTTCCGCTTTTAACTTCTCGTTTTCTTCAATCAATTTAGTTAATGTAATAGTAGCATTTTTACCAAATTCAAAGAATGACATTGAAGCCTGTTCAAATCTATTTCTTTCGTTGCTTAACAAATCATAAAAGAATGTTACAGCGTCTTTTGCGTTATCCGCTTTTAGTATTACTGGTTCTGCTGGTTTATTATCCATAATTCTCGCTTGCTTTTTCTACGTGGTTAGGGTCGATTTTATTTAATACCAAAGCTATAAATTTACCAGTGCTTTTCAAAGTGTTATTTCTTTTATTGATACCTAGCACCGCACTTATAGTATCGTCAGGATTTCCGAATTTATATCCTTCACTTTTTATAAGGAAATCATTCATTAAATTGGCTAAAACAACATTTCCCATTTGGTCAAGTGATATAGCCATCTTCTTAAAGTACTCATCAAGCCTTCCCCATCTTACTCTAAAAGTAATCAATGAATAAAACCACCCGATAGGAAAAAGAACCCAGCTAAGTAGCCTTGCTATTATGAGGAGTATTAAGCCCATTAAGCTTCAATACAAGATAGTCCCGATTCATATAATTCCTCAGCTATCTTAACATAGATAGAGCCAAAGAAATCACCCAGCGTGGGAGTATAATCATTTGGATTATCAGAAGTAAAAGAGAAATTGCTTTTAATTTGAAGCTCAGCAGTATCTCTAATATCTGCATCTCTATCAGTCTTACTTTTAAACGTCTTTACGTAAACATCTAAATTCCCCTCCTTATTTCTGCTCACTGAGTCAATGAATAAATAGGCTTCGTTTGTTGTGCCTATAATGTCATGAGTCAACTCGTTGTAAGGTCTAATTTTTTTCTTATACCCGATTGATGTTGTTATCTTAATTGCCATAGTATTGTTTTTAAATATTTACCCACGTTGAACCATTATAATAACTTGCCTGATTAAGTGTAGAATCATAAACCATTAACCCAGCTCTAGGTGATGAAACTGCATTCTTCTGCGTTGTAGTCATTGATGGAAGACCTAAGCCTTTTGTAGTGCTTGTTATATCAAATATTGCACTAGCGTTGGCAGCACTTGCGCCTACCGCTAAACTATTTATAAAATATGAATCCCCACTACCAGCTAACGACGTTTTAGTTACTGCGGTGCTATTTTTAATATCTACGTACCCATGCCCTCCACTATGTCCTATGTATATGGTGTCAGCACTTCCGTTAGTTTGTACAAAGCCCAAGCTGCTTGTTGTTCCTGCTGCGTGAAAATTAATGAAAGAGTTATAATTCATGTGCGATGCAATACCTGCAGGACGTGAAGCGTAAATCAAGCCAGCAGAATCGAACCTAAACAATTCTTGACCACTGGAATTATAAACATTCCAAGCGTAAGAACTACCCGCTGCAAGATATTGAAGCATTGCCCAAGCAGTAACTCCGTAAGTGTCAAATTTAATTCCAGGTTGACCACCTGAATCACCTATAACAATTTGTTTATCACCTCTAAATCTTATGAGTTCATCAGTACCATTTGTAATCTCTAAATAGTTTGTGGAGGCTGTTCCGTTTAAAATAAATTGCCTAGCGTTTGATGTTGATGTTAAATCGGCAGAACCTAAGTTGGGTGCTGCTGCCCAAGATGGTACACCAGCAGCTAAAGTAAGTACGTGCCCATTTGTACCTGCTGCTAATTTTGCCAGCGTGTTCGATGCAGACGAATAAAGAATATCTCCAGTTGTATAAGAACTAATACCCGTACCTCCCTCTGTCGCTGCAACTTGTGTGCTAACTGTTATTAATCCTGTGCCTGCCGATGTCTTAACAAAACCATTAGTAGTATATCCACCAATTAAAATAGTTCTATCGCCTTTTAATTTCAATATCTCGGCTGCTGAACCATTTAAAAAAGCTAAACTTTCTGTTGATGTACCTGCTAATGTATATGTTCTTGCTGCATTATCAGCCGTTAAATTGGCATTTCCTAAATTATTTGAAGCTGGAAATGTTAAATCTGTATTGAGTTCTGTCAATAAGTTAGCGTATGTAATCTTTCTAGTAGCATAGGTGGAAGCACCCATATCTTTAGAGATGTCCAATAAATCACCATTCGCTAGTGTTGTTATCGCTGTGTATGTGCTTATCTTATTTCCCATTATTATATAAAATTAAAATTTATTTTTACAATTTGTCAATTTTGCCAAACATTATTTGTTAGAAATAATTACGCTTTATTGTATCTCGTGTTTTAGCTTTCATCGTTGCTTTAACTTTAGCGCACTTGTTTTGAACGTATGTTTTAACCTCTGTAATGGCAGATGGCTTTAAAGCTAATTCAGTTATTGGTGCGTGGTTGTAGTAATTGTAGTCAGTTACATATATTTCATTGCCCAAAAAAACATCCTTTAAAACATGTTGCATATTACTATAATCTAACAACTCACTCTCGAATTCGTATCTATCTTCAATCCTATCTTGAATCTGTATAAACTCGTGGCTACTCTTTTCAATCTCATCTACAATAATCTCAGGAGTTGCATAAGTAACCATGCCTTTAACCCTTAACCATTGCTCAATATTTAAGCCTGTGAAGTTCACCTTGTTATTGAATATCTTACCATTTTGAAACCAATTAAAAACTACTGTACCATTGGCTTTAATTGCTGAATAAATACGTAAGTAATATTCGTCGCTATATGTAGTGGTTGTTCCCCCTCCAAGTGCAGCCGTTACGGTTTTAATTCTATAATAACCTTCACCATAATTTGCGAGTACTGTTGCCCAATCTAAATAGAATGTTGCTAGTTTTGGCTGTGCTGTATAATCTCCTACATCTTGCCACACTCCATAAGTACTATTCGATACTTGAAATAAATCAGACCAAGTGCCACCGCTTTTTGTTTGAACGAAGAAATTAACATAACTAGCAGTAGACAAAGCAACTCCGAAAAATTGCGTTTTATCGTTGTATAAAGCATTGCTAAATACCAACTCCGCAAATACTTCATTTTGGTTTACTATTACATCGCACTCATCTAACTCACCTAATGATTGAATTGCGCTTGTTGGCGTTTCTGTTGATGCCTCAGCAATAGTAAACACTTGCTCATATACGATGCCATCCATTATCATTGGATTAGCGTTTGTCATATCTGTTGTAATTGCCATCTATTCTATCTCTTTAATATTGCCGTCTTCTAATTGTTTGTATGCCCCTGCTTCAGTTAATTTACCTAAAGCCATCAATCCTGCATCGTGCATTATTCTACTGCTTATTCTTATCTGAGTACCAGCAGGAAATAAAGCCGCATACTCTTTTTTAAACAATGCCTCAAAAACTACTGTTGTTCCGTTGTTTGTAATCTTCAATTTAGTTTGACCGCTCACTGGTTCAAAGTTCATATACGTTGGTGTAGCATCAATACTATTTATTTCACCTTGAACAGACAAACCACCTGCATCATTCTTTTCCGCTCTAGTCATTCCATCAACTTCTAAGCCTGTTGATATTGCCGAGTTATACGTGAATGTTGTTTTAATCAAAGTATCCGCATCTTTTAATATCTCGGTAGTTGGAAGCGCAACGCCTGCAACCGTATTAGATGTAATTGCTATACTGCTAAATTGCGCCAAGCTGTTATCATCATTATACGTGTAAATATCGAAGTACGGGAATCGATTAATATAAGTTGTTACTGTTCCTGCTGTTCCTTTTACATCGGCTTCTACAATCAATCTAAGTTGATAGTTATTCACCCCGTCATAGTGTGAAGCCTCCATGTTCAAACCGTTGTTAGCCTCCGTTGAATCGAAGAAAACACCATCTGCACCGCTTAACGCTGTGTAATCCATGTAAGGCACTCTAAAAGGATAGCGAACTAAATAATATTCTGTGCTTCCACTTGTTGAATCGTTGGCAACTGTGATGTATTTAAAATCTCCTGCTGTGCTTTGTTGATATGGTTGCGCTTTACTTAGATTAATTTGCTGCGTTGAGCCACTATAAACAGGTGTACCAAATCCTATTTTATCTTCTGTTATCGTAAAGTATTCACCGCTTACTGTGTTGTATGCCACAAACTTGAAACGCATCTCACTAATATTTGCATCTAGTGAAGTATCTAAACCAAAAGTAAACTGTAAAAGCGCTGTGTCTTCAACGCATCCAACGTAATTACTAAATGGCGTGTCAACTCCTACTGCCATATCTTGACGGTAAAAACCAAAGTCTGATATCGTATAAAGTCCAGTTACATCGCTACTTATTTCAATGCTTGTAGTGTCTAGCATCGTTGTTCTATACACCCCTAAATTGTTCAAGTCATCAACGGCTATCATTATAGCGTAATCATCACCATTTGTTAGCCTTGCTTCTTGCAACGTAGTAAAGTCTATTGAAAATTGAATCTGTAATTTAGTGCCTCCACTATATGAACTAACTACTAAATCTTGAATTATAGTGCTATCTGCCGATGCTGCGCCTCTTACATTTCTAAGTGAATCGAATATAAAATTAGTTTCATAGTCATCTGTTTGCACTATATCGCTATCCTCAGGCAATGCAGATAAATACACCATAGCAGCGTGATTGTAATTCATACCAACTCCAGTAGGCGAATTAACTATTACTGTTACATCTGTAATGCCGTCGCCAACTATTCCCGTAGCTGTAAGACCTGTTGAATGGTCTAAATATGTAATGCTTTCTATTGCGAAGTTCGGCAGACCACCGTTAAATGTTTCATCAAATCCACCCACATTGCCCAGTAACTGATTATCTTCAACAATCTTTAT